ACCTCGACCTGGACAGTGTGACCTTCGCTAATGTCCAGGGCGTAGGAGATCCCATCACGATCGAGGACCTGAACGAGCAGGAGATGCAAGACCTCGTCCTCGTCAATCTGGCACGATTGGCTGTGTCTGGTGAGTGGACCGGTCTCCTCGAGGCTGGTGGTGGCGGCGGATCAGATATGTGGTGTGCGGGGTTACCTACCGACTCGTTCGAGTATCCTGTCAGCGCCTTCGCTGGTGGGATCAGAGGCAACACTTACGCATACGTTGACGATACATTGTTCATGTCTCCTTTTTCTCTGGGCGAAGCCGCTACAATCACAACCGCTCGCTATCACATCGCGGTTATCCCCTCGAGCACGAATGTGACGATCGCAATTTATGAAACGGATGATGCTGGCCTTCCATCGGCTCTCCTGGGGCATAACTCAACATCTCAAGATACAACAGGAGAAAAGCAAATCACTTTCGCAGCTTCGATGAGTCTATCAGCAGACACGGTCTATTGGGTCGGTTTGAGTCACGATAACGCGAGCAATATCGAATGCACGGGTTGCCTGGTATACGTTCAGAGAGGGCTGCTTCCCGTGATTGGTACTCAAGCCATCGACGGGAATTTGAATCCCACCACTGCTGTATATTCATACACATGGGCGAGCTCCCCGCCCGATCCACTCACAAAATCCTCGATCGGAACTGAGGGCCAAACAAACTCAACTTATGTTCCGATGATTAGGTTGGGGATTTAGATGGATAGAAGTCTTGAGATTTATGATAGCAATGGAGAGATATCTTCCCGTGTTTTGAGGGACGTTACTTGGTCGGCTGTGAGACAGTCTCGAGATGACGCTTTAGAAAAAAGCGACTGGCGAGCCGTCAAGGATCGAGTTCTCTCGACAGCCTGGAAGGAGTACCGCCAGGCTCTACGCGATCTCCCCCAGGATCATGCTGAGGCCAACGACGCCGCCGATGCCTGGCCGGTGGTGCCAGATGCCTGAACATCACGAGCACGAGGAAGAGAGCTTCCACGAGCAAGTCCAGCGCCTCGTGGTCGACAATGCCTTTGCATTCGTTCTGGGCTGGCTCCTGGGCGCGGGGCATGTCCTGTCCCTCTTCTCTGATCTGGCCGGTGCGTTCTCATGACTAAGAGAAAGCCTGACCAGGTGATCGAGTATCGCGTCAGCCTGCAGGACAAACAGAGCGAGCAGCTCGACAGCATGATCGCCGCGTACCAGGTCAACAAGATCGCGACTCCTCTCGTTGCTCTTCTCAGCGATGCCTCGGCGATGCTGCTCATCACTGGTATGCTGGAGGCAACCGGAGTCATTGACCTCGACAAGGGGATTCTTCGGCAGATCTCCGATGGCCTTTACGAGAATTACGGGGATGCGATGAAGGCCATCCTGCTTGATCCGGTTGACCTCGCCATCAATCCCCTCGATATCGGGACTGGACTTCCGATGGATGTTGCGGAGAAGGCCGCCCCCACCATCGTCAAAGCGTGGGTTTGGCTGATGACCACCGGACGAATCCTAATTACGCAAAAGACGTGATTTTCGCCTGCAGGCGAAATCGAACTCACTGGAAGGGGTGCTGGTGCTCCCCGGACCGGGGGGGGATGGGGGTCTGGACCTCGCAAATACAGCAATCGAGCGCATTTCCACATTCGAGGCAGATCATGATTATTCTCAACTCTCGCTCGGAGATGCAGGGATCGAGTTCGCAGAAGAGCTCTTCGTCCCAGTCTTCGAGCAACATCTGGTCTTCCTGCTCGTCCGACATGAAGTCCCAGCCCTGCCAGCAATCGACCCAAGACCAGAATTGAGAGTTATTCATCTATACACCTACAAGGAGTGACATCGAGGTCACATTCACACCATTCTTGAAGATTCGTTGTGTCAACCTCAACCTCCTCGTCGACATCATCAAAGGTCACCGCCTGACAAGATGAGCACCACCATGCTTCAGCCTTCATCCACTTCCAGATGGTGCTGGCTCCACAGTTCTCGCACTTCATTCAATCAACCCCATGTGGAGGCGCCGCACCAAACCATCTACCATCCACGAAACACGACAAGGAGGCGACGCCGCCGATGATGAGTGAGAATTGGAAGACCTTCAACTGTTTCCCTCCCATTCTTCGAGCTTTGACGCCCTGGTGAACTCGTCGATCGCTGGTCGCCGGCGCCAGTGCTTGTTCCTGGCTTGGCGCTCGTGTTCGAGCGCAGAGTGCGGCATGTAGCTGGGCCGCTGCTCAACTCTCACCGTTGCGGGCCTTCCGCGCCGCCCTGGGCGCCGATCTATCGTTGCCCGCACTCTCTTGCCACATCGGAGGCATTCGCGGTTCAGACGCTCTGTGTGGGGTTCAACCTTGTAGATCCACCACTGCCTGCACTGGCCGCATTGCCAGAGTCCCTGCTTCATGACCGACCCTGACTCTCATCTTCTATTATAATACCGCCACAATTGGCAGGCTCTCCCTCTATTGCTATGGGGGCGCCACTATTCCGAAAGTATGCCACAAAACACGAACGCAAGCATCAATAGTGGCATCGACTATGGGTGGGAGGGTTGGAGGGCAAAATGAGAGGAAGAGAGAGGTATTATGGACGGACGACGGCTGGAGGACGGACATGGTAGCCCTCGAAATCGCAATTTTGGCCGGTTTGGGCCTCCTGAACCTCGCTGCGATCGGCTTTCTAGCTCATTGGATCAGAATGCACCTCGATCAGGGGCTGCAAGACATCGATGAGAAGCTCGCCACTGCTATCACAGCTCTAATTGACAAGCTAATGTCGGGTAACCTTGGAGAGTTCGAAGCCCCGAACCCGATCCAAGGCGCTATCGCTCAAATGATTCAATCGATCGCGCACCAGAAGATGAACACGATCAACGCGACAGTGACAGAACGCGGTACGGATGGACAGTTTGTCCCGCCTCAATCATAATCATGTTAATTATAAGCCTCCTTTCTTAACAGATTGGACATGGCACGCAGAAAGAAAGCAAAGCGCCGAAGATCACCGAAGACAATCAGTCTCCTGAATATAGCAGAGAGCTACGCCTACGCGAGCGTGCTCACTGGCGGCGTCATGGGCAATTCTCCGATCGGCGCTCTCGGATTCGACGGATCAGGTGCAGCCGGCGGCGCAGGCTACGGCATGACGACTACGAACGGTGCGATGACACTCTCTTCAATCGTCAACGACCCTGGTTCGAGCTTCGATATGATGTCTGCAAACTTCATGGCTAATTACCAGGCTATGGCTGTATCATCGATCGGGATCGGAATCACCTTCAAGTTCGCGAAGAAACTCCTACGGAAGCCTATCGGAAACGTAAATAGAACGCTCCTGGCTCCGCTAGGAATCGGAGTTCGGTTGTGAAATTATGGCAACGACAACTTGTACGGGCAACCTCGTGACCAGTGATGGTACAAACATCCCACTCAAGGCTGAAATCGCCGAGGGAACGGAAAGCAATCTCACCACAAATACGGTCTACACCGTGACGGCAGCGAACGTCGGAGACTTCGCACCAGGAAAGACCGTCGTCGGCGGCCTGGTGTCTGCAACAAACGGTATCGGCTATTGCTACATCCTCAGTCAAGGACTCGTCGCGGCTATCATTCCCTGGTCAGTGTGTGGCGCTGTCTCTGATGGACAGCCCGCACTATGCCAACCGTACACACTTCGAGCCGGAGACATCGTGCGCGTCATGACCCAGACCGCAGCGGATCGCGGAGCAAGTGCTGGAGTCTATACAGCGAGCGGAAATTCGAGAATCTTCCACGTCACACCGACTGGTGGAGCTACGAATGAATTAGTCGACCTACAAACAGGCAACTCGATCGGCGACACTCTCCAGGGCGAGAGAATCGTGAAATGGTTCGGGACATCTGTCGATGGCAACCTAATCGAAGACCAGGGCTTCACCGCCGTCGATGCTCTCGGCAACGTCGTCGGTTCTTGCAGTGCTACGGACCCAGTTACTCAACAAGCGGCGTTCGCATTCGCCTCGGTACCGATTCAACTGAATTACAAGTTCCAGTTCTTGACATCGGCCTGATGGTGGTTTGAATGGCGCGGATGACTAAGGCTGCTGGACGCCGAAGATTAGCGGAAATCCTCTCGAAGTCGAAGAAGCTCTATCTCAGGGGATTCATTTCCACCAAAGACCTCGACTCGATCGAGCGGATCAGCAAGACCAGATCGAAGCAGCTCAAGTGAGGGACGCGGCCAATGGTGCAAGTTCCGAACCTTCAGTTCCCTGGGCAGGGCGGTCAAGCAGCTCTTCCCCCAGGTTATCGACCATCTGACTTCCCTGGCATCGACTACAAACCAACTCCAGCCCCGGGTGTCGGCGTTCCTGGTCCTGCAGGAGCACGGCCCAGCATGCCAGGCGTCGGCATACCTGACAACTTCTGGGGATTCGTTATGCTAACTATGGGGTTGAGATGATGTCCGACATCAGTCCTCGCGTGTACAAGCTGTTGAAAACCAAAACCCTCGAGGCTGGCGACGGCGATTCACAGATAGCATTCTCCGATGTGCAGGGCGTCGGGGATCCAATCACCATCGAAGAGCTGAATCGAGAAGAGCTCAAACGCCTGGTGCTGGTGAATTTCGCCAGACTGTCAACGAAATCGGAATGGAACGGGTTGTTAGGATGAGATCTGAAGACAGAAAGCCTTCGAAGAGGGTCTTCCCATTACTCCAGAACCTCGACCTGGACAGTGTGACCTTCGCTAATGTCCAGGGCGTAGGCGATCCCATCACGATCGAGGACCTGAACGAGCAGGAGATGCAAGACCTCGTCCTCGTCAATCTGGCACGATTGGCTGTGTCTGGTGAGTGGACCGGTCTCCTCGAGGCTGGTGGTGGCGGCGGATCAG